TGGGAGGGTAGAGTCATCTTCCCAACCCTGGGTTCCTGGGGGCTTGGTCCGGTTCCTCTTCTTCTCCTCTCCAGCTGGTCGATCTGAGGGCTGGGGATAGTAGGGCATGAGATAGGCCGGGGCCGTGGAGACCTGATTTGTCCAGTTCACTTTCTTGGCCCAGGTAGTAGGCTCCCAACCCAGGGCCGGAAGCCCGGTCCAGGCCAGCCCACCCTGCCCCAGGAATTCCACTTCCGTCAAAGAGGGTTGGAGGTCCGAGGCTCCCGAGATGGTTCCAGTTCGGGTGTTCTGGAAGGTGGAGGAATTCGGGGATATAAACCCGAGGGATAGATCCGCCAAGGTAGCAGGCTGGTAATGGGTGTAATCAACCTGACCCAGACCGAGGAGGGCCTTCTCCAGCATCAACCGGGTAGGCATAAATACCGAATCCTGAGAGGATTCTTTGGACAGGGATAGGGAAGTAACTCCAGCCGTAAGGACAGAGTTTAAAGGTGATTCAATATAGATTAGCCTATCTGTAGGATCTACATCGGTTACGGTAACAGTGAAGGGTGAATCATTAGCATTTAGATAGTTTGAAACCTTCTCTAGCTTATCACCAGGGATAATACCATCCACATTCTGCAACTTAATGGTTAGTTTGGCCTTGGTATTATCGGTCTGTGGATCAAAGGATTCATCTACAATATAGCTTGGGAGGTCCGAGGTAGCCTGATAGATTCTATAAAGGGATGATTCCTGTCTACCATTACGAATATCGCCGGGTAGCTCCTTCCACCAGAATCCACCACCGAGGTAGAGAGCTAGGCTGGTCCCTAGACCACCTACATCAATCACTTGCTTTCCAATGATAGGATACTTCTTATTGTAATCCGAGAAGGAGCTATAATTGGCGAAGTAGACCCAATCCCCTACTTTGAAGTTTGCATTCTCACTAGCAGCTACCGCTACCATGGTCCGGTCATGGTTCCTTCTTAGTTCCTTATTGTATACGGATCTACCCTGGATGGTTGGACCCTGGGAATAGGCAATGGAATCCTTCGGAGAATACCTGATAAAGTTTGGATCATTCAGGGCTACCCGCTTCTTATCAAGCATGGAAGCCCAGGAGGTAGCAGTAAAGGAGATAGTGCTATCTTCTGCTGATTCTGAAAGATCTGGCGATTCTTTCACTAATCCAACAAAGGCCGGGGCTCCATCTATGTTGAGGACAAACCAAGGGGGTAGAAGGCCAAGAGAACTCACGAGGGAGTTGTTTAAAAAGGTCCGGACAGGATTACCGGCGTCTGGATCATCCGTAAGGCTAATCTGGATAGTTCCCAGATCGAGCTTGGTAAGGTTCTCGTCTACCTCCCAGGAGATATCCCCAAGGCCATCCTCTTTGATGTAGTTGGTAATTTCAATTTCATTCCCCACTGACCCATCAGCAGTATTCTGAGTCAATAGGGCTTCGATTGTCCTTCCGTTAAATAGGGTTAAAGGCATTTATGACCGTCCTACGCTTCTAGCTCTTCTATTTAGTATATCCGTCAAATACTTACCAAGGTCATCCTTACCCCCAATGATCCCGTTAGGTGCATTGATAGCTACCTGGATGGGCTGAATAGCCTTGACATTAGATCGGGTAACATTCCCTGGCTTCTTCCCACCAAACTGGCTCATGTCCCCGGATAGAAGGGCGTGGGTATAGTCCACAAAGTTCTTCTCCGGAGCTACCACCTCGGGGAAGCCCTTTTCAGCCAAGAGGGTTGGGCCGGTGATCACACCACCCGTAGCTCGTCCGGTGACTGCTCCGCTGTTGCTCTTGAATGCCGCCATCATCAAAGCGATTAGGGCGATAGCGATCAAGGGTCCGACAAAGGGGATAGAGGCATGGGCTCCGAAGATCTTGGAGATGGCCCCCATCATCCCCACGCTGGTTTCCGTGGTTTCTACGGGGATTTTTGCAGCGGTGGAGGCGGTTGTAGCTGCATCTGCGGAGACCTTGGAGGCTGCGGTAGCTGCGTTGACCGAGGGCCAGAGCATTTCGATGGCCTGGGCTTCAAGGGAAGCAATCATCATCTCGCTTAGGGCATTCAGGGCCGAATCCGCCACACTGGACCAAACAGCCTTCACCCCATCCTTGAAGGTCACATTCCCCTTCAGCATTGCGGATAGGTTGGAGGACATGCTTTGACGGAGGCTACTTAGGACACCCTTGATAGAGCGCCCCCAGTCATCCCATACCTTTACATTGTTTCTTAAGTCATTCTTAATGGAAGTAAAGAAGCCCTTGAAGTCTTTACCCGAGTCCCGATTAAGGCCCTGCTGGCGAGTGCTGAACCCAACCTGATCCTTCTTATCATTATCCTGTAATCCCCTTCTCTGCCCATGTAGCTCGGCTCTCTTCTTGGGATCTTGTTCCTTATCAATCCTGCTATCTAGTTCTGCTAATCTAATCTTCAGCTTCTCAGCGGTAATTTCCTTTTCGATCCGGAGTAGTTCACGGGCATCAATCAAACCAGCCTTCTCATAGGCGGTCATCTTATCCAGACGGATATCCAGATCCATGATCTTACTAGCACTATCGGCCTTATCTTCAAGGTCAAAGATCTCTTGATTGATAGTTAGGTTCTTCTTCTTTAGCTCCTCAAGTTTGGCCTCGGCATCCAGCTTCTTCTCTGGGTCTCCCTGGGCCTGAACTAGCTTGGCCTGGGCTTCAATCTGCTGCTGGAGGTTCTCGGCTAGCTTGGTTTGGAGGTCTAGTTTCTTCTCATCAATCTTGAGTTCCCGGGCTCCGGTATCCTTCTCCACCTCGGCCAACTTCTTACTCAAGAGGGCCGCCTGGTCTTTGTCCTCGGTCTTGACCCCGGAGTAGTAGTCTTTGCGAACCTGGATCTGGTCAATCGAGGTCTTTCCCTCCTGCTTGGCCTTCACCTGGGCTGCAATCATGGCTGCAACCAAACCCTTCTCCAAACGCTGCTCGAAGGATTCCTTGGCCTGTGGGGTGGACCCTCCATCACCCGACTTACCGGGGGTGGTGGTATCGGCCATCTTCACAAGGGCGTGGGAGGCATCCTGGAACATCTTGTAGGAAGCCTGCTGCTCCTTAAACAAGCCCTGTAGGCCGTAGGGAATATTGAGAGCCTGATTGATAGCTACTCGGTTGGACCCTTCGCCCTGGGCCTTCTGGAGTGCGGTTCCATGATCCGTTAACTGGCCTTCATCCGTGAATAGACGCTTTCTATTACCGGACCAGCTAGGACCAGCATTCGCTTTATCTGCATCTAGTAGGGCTTGCCACTTAGCTTTGGATTCTTTCTCAAGTGTTTCTTTATGTAGCTCGGCGGCCCTTCTCTCATTATTTGCTTTCTCGGTTAGCTCCTTATTGATATCCTTTAGGGCTCCAGCAATGTTGATATAATGATCATTCTCTTTCTTTAGTTTGTTTGAATATTCTGGGAACTGGTTGATTAATCTATCGCCCAGCTTATCCAGTTCTTCTTGATTTTTCTTATACTTGTCTGAGGCTGGGATGGAGTCCCTTTTGGCCTTATCTAGCTTGGTGACCTTATCAGCCATATTATTGATATCTTCAATAGCCGTTAATGTCTTGGAATGGTTGCCTAGTAGCTTCTCGTTATACTGTTGGGCTACATTAATCTCTCTTTCAGTCTTGGTGCTAAGGTAGTCAAAGGCCCCAGCCAAAAGGGAGATGCCGGTGATGGCCCATGCCATCGGCCCCAGGGCAGCCCAAACGGCCCGTATAGCTATCACCAGGGCTCCCAGGGCCGCAGCCGAAACGGTAGCTCCATTGGATAAAACGGTGGTCAACTGCTTCAGGGTGAGGATGATATTATCGAGGTTCTTCCCTACCACATTGGTCAGGGTAGCTCCTAGCTTAGTCAGGATGGGTAGAATTTCATTTCCAACCTTAATCTTAATTACATTAAGGATGGTTTCAAAGTCCTTCCACTTGATCTCATTTTCCTCGGCCATATCCCTAAACTTGCCGAAGTCAATATCAATACCAAAGCGTTTAAATAGGTTATTGGTAGCTTCTGCGTGTTCAAAGAATTCCCTAAGTAGAGGTAAGGCAGTCTGGAAGCTCTTACCCAATAGGGCATTACCCATAGAGGCCTTAGCCGAGCTACCTTCCATAGCATCATACTTAGTGATAATGTCCTGTAGTACCTGAACTTGATCCTTAAACTTCCCATTCTTTTGGATCTCGATTCCGTATTGCCTGAAGGCGTCCCCGTTCTTCTCAATCTTCTGCTGGAGCTTACCGGAGATAGAAAGGAATTCCTCGGCTCCTGATCCAAGTCGGTTGAGGGTTAGGGCATACAATCCAGCTTGATTAGCCGTGATACCCATCTGGCTTGCAATGATTTTTGTATCGTTGGCCAGCTTGAGCATCCCATCGAAGGACTCCTTGAACTTCAGGGCGGCGGCAACGGCCATCACCTTACCCTGTAGCTCGTCCATCCCCTTACCGATTCCCTGACTTAGACCCTCCTTCATTTCTTTGGAGGCCTTGACGGTAGAATTCTTTAATCCATCAATCTGCTTAGTGAGACCCTGGAGAGCCTGGGTCAAAGCCTGGGTTTCAGCACTTACTTGAATTGCAATTACTGGATTGTTACTATCTGACATTATAATGTCCTCATCTTCAGGCTTCCATCAGGATTAAATAAATCCATTGGGTCATCCATTGCTACAGAGCTTTCTGTTTCCTCATCTGGGAAAACTGGTATTTCAACTTCAAGTGATTTGTCTTCCGAATGGGGGAATAGGGGATACCTGGATCTTAGTTCTGCTACATGCTCCTTCTTGGTTTGGTTCTTAATCTCTTCGTAATAGAAGGAGATGGCCAATGGGATAGGTAGCTGTAAAACCTGGGTGTATCCGCCAACCACGGGGCTTAGGACATACTTGATATGGTCAAACCGTGATAGCGGGGGGAGGCCTAGCTCACTTCTTGTTTTGATAGGCTCTTGACCAGTTCCAGCATCTCTACCATTTGCTTCTCCGATGCACCAAATGGCTTGTTGGAGTTGGCTGCATGCTTCTGCAATAGTGGAATAAAAAAATCACGGATCTCCCTTGCCTCCTCTGGATCGAGGTCCGCAGCTAGCTCTAGTTTCTTCTGGAATCCTTTGGGGTCTTCCAGGCTCATCAATACTTCCAATGAAGTAGATAGGTAGATGGCCATTAGCCTTAGATCATTGCTATCATTGAAAGCCTTTAAACCCTCTTCCAAGTGAATATATTTTAATTCTTTCTGAATACTCATATTTTGTATTCCTCCGTGTTCAATTAGTATTTCGGTAGTTATGTATGCAATAAAAAAGGCCCCGGATTTCTCCAGGGCCTTAGGTGGTTCAGGTTGCTTATACGGCTGCTTCGGTGGCGAAGTCGTAGACGAGGATATGGTTAATCTCGGCTCTCAAATAAGCCTTGCCTTCTACCTTGAGTGCAAGTTTTTCCTTCTTGGAGATCTTATTGTCCTGCTTGGCTACTAGATTGGTAGCGGGGAGGATAATGTGATCGAATGCTCCAGCGAATTCCTTGGAGGGAAGCTGCATGCAGATAGCATAGTCAGTAAGGTAGGCTTCACTTCCAACACCCAAAGCGGTTCGGCCAGCTTCACCAGCTGCGGCTGCGGTGGCAATCTGATCGCCTGCGGCCTTGCTGAAGATATCGGAAAGGTGGTCAATGTCGAAGTCATAGATGTTACCAGAGAACTCTACATCTACAGATTCAACACCCACAATACGCTTGGAACCTAGCTGGGTATCAGCTTCCTGGGTATTGGTAGTGACCTTTAGCTGCCAGCCATTCTCATCGGCATTACCCCAGGGCTGGACCTTGGTGGAACCAGACTTCTTACCTGCGGTGGTATAGATCAAGTCGGTAACGGCAAGAGCAATGGCCTTAGCGTCCCCACTGTAAGTAGCAGGAGCAGGAACAAGGAATAGTTTGGCCTTGGTTCCGATCCTAATTGCGTTAGTAATTGATGCAGTTGCCATGTTTTATCTCCCAAAATGTTAGTGTTATGGCTGTGAAAAATATGAAAGAGGAATACTGAATTCAGCACTTTCTGGGGTGCCTTCTCCCGCATAAACCTGTTCAAATGTTGGATTACCCATTTCAATGCCTGGGATTAAGTTGGCTTCAATTAGGTTGCTAATATCCGTATACAACTTGTCCGCTAGGCTCGTTAGACTTGATCCCTCTGAGATATAAAGCCTTCCGAATAGTGTTAAATTTCTTTCTTGAATACCTGAGGAGGTTTGTTCAAAGGAATTACTTGGGGTATTGGCCAGGGAAAGAAACTGGATAGCTGGCAGGAAGTCAGGATCAATACCCTGTGGTTTATTCCAGGTAATGAAATAGGTTGAATAGGAAGAGTCATTGGCCAGTGCATTCTTCAAAGCATTTACAATGGTTTCCTGTTGTCCAAAGATCATTACCATTACTTCACCAATAACATTGTGGTAACAAATTGGTTATCTCTGTTGCTTTCCTTAATTCTGTATACAACTCCATCAATCGTTATGGTTCCGCATACTTTAAGATTTAGAGCTAATCTACTTGTGATATACGAGAAGAAGATGGTCTTAACTACAAAATCACTACCGTCAGCCTGAAAGAATCTTTCTTGTGTTTCGTCTTTAACCCCGGTGGTAGTGGCCCCGTTATAAGAGGCCACTACCTTTCCTGGATGGGTGCTTATGGCATCCTCAAAGAACTTTTCATTCATGCTTAGACAGCGTTTACGGCCTTAGCGAATGCAGCCTGGTTCATCACATGGGCATCCCAGAAGCACTGGCTGGTGATGGTCACATGGCCCTTGAGGGCGTTTGCCTGGGACGAGCTATCAACCTCGAAACACACACCAGGGCCGAAGCTGGCGGTCTGGAGATACTCGGGATCCATGAAGATCACGGGATCCTTAGCAGCTACCTGACCGAGAACGGCGGAAACCACGGTGGGGAGGTCCCAAATCAAACCGTTCTGGACCACAGGGAGGGTGAGGGTGGCGGAACGCTTCACGGATGCGAGCTTGGTGAACATATTCCAGTTGGTGAGGAAAGTTCCACGAGCAGGCATATCAATTACGGAAGCAACTGCCTTCATCACATTGAGGAGGGTAGCGGAGCTAGCATCATCAACGACATTGGTTGCACCAATGGTTACGGTGTTGGTAATTTCGCTAAGGATCTGGGCTAGGGCCTTCTTCTCAAAATCATATCTATGCTTGCGGAGCATAATATTCATCAGGTAGGAATCAACACCGGGCTCAGACTGGAAGAGAGACTTCTTACTCATAGGAATCTGGGCAATAGCGATCTTGGCATCAAAGGTAATGCTGCGGGTGACAGGATCACCGGTAGCCCCACCCACGCCTGCTTCAGTGGTATCACCAGGAGTAGGAGTGTCTGCGCCAGGGAGCACAATGGAATTGGTCAAGTTCATAGGAGTGCAACCGAGCTTGCCGAATACCGACTGAGGAAGAAGAAGGTCAAGGTATCCACCAAACTTAGGAATGTTGAATTCCGCACCACCAGTAGCGGTGTTGGTAGTGAAAGCCTTGGTGAAAGCCTGAACTGGGATAACATTGAGTTCGCCGAGTTCCTGGGAAACCTCACGAGCAGCACCAGTAATATTGCCGTTCATGTAACCCTTGATGTGTTCCTGGATAGAATAGCTATCCATGATTTTGTCTTTGCCGAAGTCAACGCTTGCGGGCATTACTACAGTTTCCTGATTTTCCATATTAGTTATCTCCGTGATAATGGAAGGTGGATTTATTGCTTTACTTTCTTCATTAAGTATATCGGTGATAATTTTGCTATCCTCTACCACCACTTCATCTAGGCTTTTGACCTCTTCAACAACTACCGTTTCAGTTGTTGGAATTACTTCTACTTCTGCTTCTAGTTCATCAAGGGTTA